GAAGATTTGTCGGTAACGGAGCTGGATTAACTGGTATTGCTGGCAGCGGCATATCAGGTCAAGTTGGCAATGCTCTTACAGCGGGTACAGTGTATTCAAACGCTCAACCAAATATTACTTCAGTTGGTACACTATCTGCATTGAGTGTTTCTGGCAATATCTCTGCTGGCAACGTAACGGTCAGTGGAAGATTTTTCGGTAATGGTTCTGCCCTTTCAGCAATAGCAGGGGCAAACGTGGTTGGCGCAGTAGCTAATGCAACCTATGCAACTAGTGCCGGATCAGCATCATCGGCAACTACTGCTAGCACTGCAACATCTGCAACTACTGCTACCAATGCAAGCTTTGCTACTAGTGCCGGCAGTGCGACAAGCGCAACTACAGCAACCAGAGCCGCAACAGTAACAACAAACGCACAACCAAATATCACATCTGTTGGTACACTATCTTCATTGTCTGTTTCGGGCAGCGCGGGTATTTCAGGAGCGTTGACCGCAGGGTCAGCAGCTATTTCAGGAGCATTGACTAAAGGTGGTGCAAGTGTATTAACGGCGGCAGATTTTACAACAGCCGGCTCCGGCGCAGCAACAGGATGGACTCGTTTACCTAATGGATTTTTACTGCAATACGGCACTGCATTCGTGAACAGACAAAACTATACTAATGTTTTTTACCCGATATCATTTTCTAGCTTTTCAGTCGCGGTATGTAGCGGTTCTACTCAGTCAAATGGGGACGGTTCGCAAGGCGCACCGGGAGTTACTAGCACAACTACTTCAGGGTTCACCACATTCTTTGGTACAGATGGCGGCGGCAGCGGCATCACCATTCGCTGGGTAGCAATCGGATATTAAAATGACAATTTACTATAGCCCAATTACCTCAGGGTTTTATGATACTGAAGTTATAGAATATCCTGTGCTACCCGACGATTGTATAGAAATTACCGTTGAAGAACGTGATGCATACATTGACGAACTTAATAATAACAATAACCAATTGGTGGTAGTTGATGGAAAATTAGCTTTAACCGTTAGAGAAAGAATAATAACTTGGCAAACGATAAGATTAGATCGCAATGATAGATTGAATAGCAGTGATCATACCCAAATAACTGACTACCCTGGAAATAAAAAAGCTTGGTCGACTTACAGACAGCAACTTAGAGACATACCGCAAACTTTTGCTACCCCGGAAGAAGTGATTTGGCCAGAGTCGCCAAATAACTAAGCGAAAAAAAGTAAGATAAATAATTTGACGGAGAATTTTTAAATGGCATATACAATTGTAAAAAGCGACGGAACAGTATTAACGACCATCGCTGATGGTACAATTAACACAACTAGTACTTCTTTAGGTCTGCCTGGCAGAAGTTTTTCAGGGTACGGTCAAGCAGTAGATACTAATTTTGTACATCAACTCGAAAACTTTGCATCAGCAACTCCACCGCCCAATCCTTTGCGCGGTCAACAGTGGTTTAATACTACCAACAATACAATGTACGTTTGCCCATCAGACGGAGAAGCTAATGCTGCTGCTTGGTTAGCACTAACATCGACCGCATCAGGTGGCTCTACTTCATTCGGAGAAATTACTGTTTCCGGTTCAGTGTCAGCTAACAATATAGTTGCAACTAACGAAATTTCTGCTACTACTCTCACTTCAAGTTATTTGACTATATCAACTCAAGCAAACATTGCAAATGCTACATTAAGTGGCACAACAACTATTGCAAACTTAAACACTACCTCTATTACAACAGGTAGTGCAACTACAAACGGTAGTTTGACAGGTACTTGGAGCTTAAGTGGATCCGGTATTGCTAACGGAGTTAACGGCACTGCACTTTGGATTACGAATGGCAACTTAATGATATCCGGCGCTGGCAGCGTAGGTATCGTAACAGACAACTATTATTTTGCAAACGGTGACCCAATCTCGTTTACTGGAACATATTCTAACTCTAACGTGCAATCATATTTGCCTACATACGTCGGTAATGTCGGTAGCTTCGGTGGCGCAACTGTGTTTAACGGTAGAACTCTTACTACCGGTGCTAATACGACCGCAGGAAATATAACAGGTAACTGGATCTTAACTGCTGGTTCAAGAATTCAAGCTACTTACGCTGACCTTGCAGAACGATTTGAAGCAGACCAAGAATACGATCCAGGTACAGTCGTTGAACTGGGCGGCGAAAAAGAAGTAACTGCGGTAAAAGATGATCTATCAGATAAAGTATTTGGTGTTGTTTCACTGACTGCTGCTTATATGATGAATGCAACTGCCGGAGATGATGCAACCCACCCAGCTATTGCTCTTGCTGGTCGAGTTAAGGTTAACGTAGTTGGTAAAGTAAATAAAGGTGATAGATTAGTAAGCGCCGGACAAGGTAGAGCCCGTGCAGCTAAATTAGGGGAAGCTAACGCTTTCAACACCGTAGGTAGGGCACTTATTGATAAATACACTGATGATGAAGGCTCAGTAGAAGCTGTAGTTACAGTAAGATAAGGATTTACAATGACCTACGCACAATTTGGTACAATTCAGGCAGCAGATTTCAATACGCTAGTAGGAGGAAATCCTACTACCACTGTTAACACCTTAAATGCAACTTGGGCAACTGGCGGCACCAATGCTGGTTATGGTCAGACTGCTGTAGGGAACGTTACAGTTGGAACTAATATTCTAGCTAGTACTCAATGGTCATCATTAGTATCTAACACAGCTAGTGCAGCATCACATCAAGGTTCTAGTATTACAAGTGTGTCTGTTCCAGCAGCCGGCGGGGTCATTACTTACAATGCAGCTATTCCTACTAACTTGACAACTATCTATACCAACAGATTAAATGCAACTGCACAAGGTTCAACAACTCCAAATACTGCGACTAGAGGAACAACTTGGTCAAACCAATTGACATTTACTCATACTGCTACTTTTGCTAGTGGTAATGCAGCACGTTATTTCTTTAATGCCGGTGGTCAAATCAAGATGACGGTATCACATCCGGGTGTTTCTGGCATTGATTTATTGTTTAACAATCTTGCAAGCAACGTAGGCACCGTAGTTATGTCTTCTCCGACATCAGGATCAGTGTCTATTGCAGGAACATCATATAACGGTATTACTAAAGTAGGTGGAAGCGGAAACACTCCCACTATCGCAACAAATAATGGATACTATGCGTTGACCACATCTAACGCTACTATATTCACCCAAACTGCAAGTACGGGCCCAAGCGGTTATCTATCATCATTCATTCGCTTCATTGCTGTAAGTAATGGTACACAGGGTGCGAACGGTGATGCTGGCTCAGTAATTACTATCTATACTATTTGGGACGAAGTTCCTGATGGTCTTGTTGTTGCATCAGGTTCAGCAACTACCATGACGCTTACTCCCCCTTCTACTACTAACATCGCTAATTCTTGGGGCGCAATCACGTTGACCGGTACTGTAACCGGTTCTTAACTTTTTAATTACACAAGGGGTATCCATCTAAATACTCATAGGAGTTTATGATGGATACTAAGACCTTAATTACTGATGCAAAAGCTCGTTTTGCTCACAACTCAGCAAAAGATTATCTAAAAGAAAAGTACAATGCCAAGCTAATAGTAGCGGAGCAGGGTGGTCTATGGCGCGCTGATCAACAAACTATTGCATTTTTAACAGTAATGCCCGATGGTGGACACGATAAACTTATTCTTATGGATACATTTGATAATCCAGTACTGGTAGAACGCAGCGAGTTATTAACTAAATTGAAAGATGTTTACAATAATGTCATGGCGGAATGGTACAATGAGTGGAAAGAACTAGAAAGCAAAAGATGAGCCGCGGTGTAATACTATTTGCCTTCAATAGTCCTAAATATAATTACTATGATATGGCTAAGCATACTGCAAAGCGTGTTGAGCATTTCTTAAAGCTGCCTGTAACATTAGTAACAGATGATGATTCTATGCCCGCAGACGAATATGAGCTTTGGGATGAAGTAGTAAAGATTACGCCGGATAAGAATAACTTTCGTGACTGGGGAATGTGGATCAACAAAGGTCGTTATATGGCTTACGAACTTAGCCCGTATGACGAAACGCTATTGTTGGACGTAGACTATATCATCAACTCAGACAAACTACTAACCTTATTTGATATTGACACAGACTTTTGCTGCCACGACAGAACTAATTTCTTAATGAACGTTGGCGCACCACAAGAGCTATTGAGCGCATATAGCTATGAAACACTATGGGCTACTGTTGTGAAGTTCCGCAAGTCTACTCGTGCAGAGCAAATATTTAAATGTTTAGAAATGGTACAAAAGAACTATGAACACTACGCCAACATTCATCATTTTATCGCCCCTGTATATCGCAACGATTACGCTCTTACTCTTGCCCTCCGTATTGCTAACGGCCATGGTAGTAATCCCCGCGATGTTATTCCTTGGGATTTACTTCACGTTGGAAAAAACACGCAAGTTTATCGTGATGGTGATGACCAGCTTGGTACAGAGTATACGGTCATGTTTGACAACTGGCAGCGGGGCAAAATAAGAAAAGAGTATATCACAGTCAAAGACCAAGACTTCCACGTGATGGATAAAGAAATATACGTGGAGATGATTAATGAATAAAGGCTTCGTCATTATGGCGCAGGGACTTGACTATGAAGTTTGCGCTGATGTTCTTAAGGATAGCATATTAAATGTGATGCCTGCTGCCAATGTAACTATCATTACCACTGAAATGCTTCCATACGGCGATCAAGCTCCCGACACTGATTGGAAGTTACAGAATGACTGGCAAGTGTATGAAGCTAGTCCATACGACTATACTATCAAGCTTGAAGCTGATATGTATTTGCCAAAGTCAATTGACTATTGGTGGGATATATTACAGAATAGAGACTTAGTAGTAAGCACTACAATTAGAAACTTTAAACAAGAAATATCTGATATTACGGCATATCGTAGATTCATTACTGAAAACAAATTACCCGATACTTACAATGCTATTACCTATTTCCGCAAGAGTGAGTTAGCTGAGAAGTTTTTCAATATTGTACGTGATGTATTTGAGAATTGGGATGAATATAAAGCTATCCTCAAGTGTAACGTTGATGAACTTTGCACTACAGACTGGGCTTATGCTATCGCCGCACACATCCTAGGCGAAGAGAATACTACGCTACCGCAATTCAAAGAAATGTCAATGATACATATGAAGCAATTCATTAACGGCTGTCCTACTCAGAATTGGACAGACAATTTGATTTACGAGAAGCTTCTGCACACTTTCAGAATCAACACTATTCCTCAACTGTATCCATTGCACTATCACGTAAAAAGCCTAGCTAAAGAACTAAAGGGGAATAACAATGGATGAAATGGTTGTTATTTGGGAAACCCAAAAGGTTGACAAGCCAGAGTTTAGACTGTATTATGATGACAAGGGCTCCGTTACCGGCTACACCTGCGAAAAACTTGAGGGTAATTACATAGTCATTGATGCAACTACATTTGCTGAGGCTAGACCTGACATTAAAGTTGTTGACGGGAAGATAATTAGAAATAATTATGGTTCAGTAGTAAGTAAACTATGTAAAGATACTGAGGGTGTTCAGTGCGAGATTGAAGACGTAAGCATCATCACTGAAACTGTCGGGCAATATTGGAAACTAAAAACGGTCAGCTTATAATTTATAGGGGGTAGTTTCTCCCTATAAATATCTCTATGGACGACATTATTGATATTGCAGACTTAGATTGTATCTATCTAAGCTATGACGAACCTCAAAAAGAGGAATTCTGGTTAAAGATTAAGAACATGGTGCCCTGGGCTGTCAGAGTTGACGGCGTTAAGGGTAGTGATGCTGCACATAAAGCAGCAGGAGAAGCGTCTACTACAGAACGTTTCATTCTCATTGACGGCGACAACATGCCCGATGAGAACTTCTTTAATCTACAGCTAGATTTTACAGACAAAGACCCTACATACAAATTAGCGCAGTATCGTTGGAGAGCAGTCAATGCTGTCAACGGTCTACGTTATGGCAACGGCGGAATGTCGTCCTGGACAAAAACATACGTTGCCAATATGAAGACCCATGAAAGTAGCGATGGTAGTGACTCCACTACTGTTGACTTCTGCATGGATTCTTCCGATAATCTATACTGGGCAATGCACGATTGCTACTCTACTACGTATCCGAATCACACTCCCTTCCAAGCGTGGAGAGCAGGATTTCGTGAAGGTGTCAAGATGGTACTTGATCGGGGTGCAAGGCCCAGTATAGATGACTTCAAAGAAAGAGTTGCAGGCCGCAATCTAAATAATTTAACTATCTGGCATAATGTAGGAGCAGATGTAGAGAACGGCATATGGGCAATCTACGGTGCTAGACTCGGTACTTACATGACTATGCTTACTGACTGGGACTACCGTGACGTTGCAGACTTTGATAACTATCCTGCTCTATGGGATCAGTATAAGAACAACAACCCGGTCATTAGCTCAGGGTTTATTGGAGAAGAACTTGATAGTAAGTTAGGATTGCCCATGTGTACTCTTGATGCTGGACAGTCAGAATTTTTTAAGCGGCACTACAATGCAGACAAATATAATCAAGGTCCATTAGTAAAAGAAATGGACGTTATTCGTAAGATTGAGGGCTGGTAATTGTCAGAATCAGAAACAGATAGAATTAAAAGAGTTCGGGACTTCATTGACACAAATGCTACGCCTACATTCTGTTTGGCTAAGTGGCAGCATGTTACAATGTATCTACAGTCAGGTGAAACACATAGTTGTTATCACCCGAAACCGCATAAAATTCCTTTAGCAGAATTAAAAGAAAATCCAAGCGCATTGCATAATACTATGCACAAGAAACTTGAGCGTAAAGAAATGCTTGAGGGTAAAAAGCCTGAAGGTTGTCAATACTGTTGGAACATTGAAGCAATGGGTCCTGAATATATCAGCGATAGACATATTCGCAATGCAAGTATTTTTACAGAGGAA